GTGGACATTGCTGTGTGTACAGCAAACCAATATTCCGTAACCATTCGATCATACGCCTCTTTGCAGGTTCTCTTGTCCAAACTGCTGATTTTTCTGTCAGTAGGCATACCCATTGATGAGATTGGGTACACAAACATAGCCTCTGGATTAAATTTGCTCCATTCAATGATGATTGCCCTCATCATCTTGCCTCCATCGCCCGATATATCCAACCCAAAGTCTCTTGGATGTACTCCATAGCTGACACAATCCTTTACCAATTGCATGGCAATAGACTCCTCAAACACATCTCCAACGGAACTGGTATATTCCCTTGTTCCAAGGTAGAAACCAACCCTTCTTCCTGTATCGTTTGGCCCATATCTACAGAAAGTAGCCGCACATCTATCTCCTCCAGCCGTAAATGCAGGATCAAATCCGCAAACTACCTTTGTTCTATCGCTCCAAGTAGGCTCAAAAGCAATATCACAAGATTGGATAAACTGTTTTGAGAAGATTGTGAGTTCTACGGAGCTATCGGGCCACCAACCAAAGACATTTCGCCAGTATTCAAGGGCATTTTTGTTTCCATAGCATCGTTTTAGGGTTGCCGCCTCACCCTGTATAGTCAAAAAGCGATCAAATGGTGGTATCTCTGCATCCGGTAACTTGAAATTAGGGCTATCTTCACCAGATAGATGGAGAGCAACCCCTGTTCTAGTAGTCCATTTATGGGTATAGCGGTTTACAGAATCCCACTCCATAGGATCATCTGGTTGGCAAAGTTCGGTATGGGGATTATTAGCCGTTGCCGCTGGATTTGCCATTCCCCCAAAGATGAAGTCAGGATTAGCTCCAAGGTTGACCCTAGTATCAAGTGCGTAGAGATCCATTTCAGCCAACTCGTCAAGAAATAGACGCATCCTAGCGTTCTTACGCCCCCTTGTATTCTCAACTGATCGCTTTCCCTCACCGCCGCGAGGAAAAGCCAATGCTTTTATGGCATTTGTGTAATCTCTTTCTGTATCTTTGGTATCAATAGACTCAAAAACAATCATCCTCCTGTATTCAACAAGGTTTCCAATGGAATTATCTTTGCCATATTTCTCCTGTATATTTCTCATTGCAACCCTGTAAAGAGTACAAACTTTACCCCAAAGTCGATCTTCCGAGGCATCCAAGGAGGTTGAGGCAACATATGTGGATGTACAATCTGGAGCGCAAAGCCAATCTATCACGATACAAGCCGCAACAGAAAAGGTTTTGCCGCTAGAAGCACATCCAGCAATGCCCCAATCGTTTTCATTACAGAATAAATCTATAATATCTAAGGCATAATTGTTTGGAATTCCTTGAGAGTGAAGAAGTACATCGTTTCCATAAATCAGATTGAAACAATTGACCATGTGCTGTGCTGGACTTTTTAATTGGGTATCCTCCAGCTTGATTTTTAGCTTGATCCTTTCACGCCTACCAAATTCACCCCTTGTCAATCTATATGCTGTTAGTTCACGAATGAACTGCTGTGGAACGCTCTCAAAAAAAGAAATTCCATAAGTAGTGTCTTGTGGTTGATCTAAACAAATTCCGTTGTAATCCATGAGCATGAGAACTTGACAAGTTTATAAAATAAATGCAAGAAAGAGGTTTCAAACATGAAATTGAAAAATCCTAATGATGCGATTCCCGGAGGACTTTGGTATCAATATAGCGATGACCAAGGAAATACATATCGGGTTAATGGAATGGATATTCCATACGGAAACTCATTCATAAATAAAATAAAAGGCGACATGGAAAATAAGAATGTTGCTGTGCCAGAAAATCTAAGCTATTTAGTTGAACAACAAATTTGTGGACGTATTGCTGGACAATATTGTTGGCAAGAGGCTGGCGATGCCGTTGCAGGAATAATCCATAAGTTTGCACATTTAGGAGATAAGGTTGCATCTACATTTGGCATCAATGCCGAATTAGAAAAACGTGCAAAGAATTGTTCTTCATGTCAAAAACGCCGAGAGGCACTTAACCAAGTAATCGGCTAAAATGGCTAAAACAAAAAAGATCGTAAATCGTGAAGGTGTTTCCTCTTGGGGATTCAACACAATCAATTCCAATGGCGTTGCCCCTACAAGCAGGGTGCAAACTGCCAATGATGCTTTTACGATTTGCTGGAATCTTCGACTTGATAATGCTGGTCGTGAACGCAAGTGGGGTCGTATTTACAAATGTTATAAGGGCTTTCCCCCTACGGACTATAGCCAAGTAGCATCTCGTCAACTTTCGGGAATGAGCAATGTTCCATTCCGTCAGATGAAATTTATCGTTGATAACCAGAAGTCTAGCTTTGTGGATATGGTTATGGAGCGCAATACTGCCGCAACCATTACGACAAAACTTGGAAATCCTACGGAGAAAAAAGAATGGAGTGATTTGATTGGAATTGGATTTGATAGGATGCTTCGTTCTTGGACTTCTTACAATTACAACGTCGAATTGGATGTTGAAGAAATGACTCTTTATGGAAAAGGGTTTGAAATTGCAGAAGATCGTGATGGATGGCCCACAAAGAGTTTCCATAACTCCAACATTCTTATTCCAGATAAAACATTTGCTGATCTAACCAACCTTGGGGAGCTTTGCGTAAAGCGTTCTTATACTCCGCTTGAGTTCTGGCTTAAAATTACTGGAGGTGAAGAAGATCCAGTTAAGGCAGAAAAACACGCTACTGAAATGGGCTGGAACTTTTGGGCTTGTGTGGATGCCCTTCGGATGTTCACCACAAACTATCGCAATACCTACACAAATACTGAATGGTTGCGTGACGTTGCCTCTGGCAACATGAATCTCTCTCGCTTGTACACTCTTCGCATTGAGTTGTATGAGCTTTATATCATGGAGTTCAATGGAAGCATTTCCAAGATGATGCTACTCCAGAACTATGGTGGACTTGTACTTGGTTACAAAGAAAATGGTCGTAAGGATCTTTCTGAAGAAGAGTATCGTGACCAAACTGGTTTCCTTTACTACAAAAAAGATTGGGTAGAAAAAGATGGAGATGGCTGGGAGGACATTATTGCTCCAATGACTGATTCAACTGGATCTGGAATCTGGCATGAAATCCAAGGACTAGCTGAAGCCGTTTTCATCCAATGCAGGGCTTATGACATCCACATGAATCGCTTTATGGATGCGATTGATTGGAATACCCGACTCATGTTTAAGGGTGGATCTGCCGAATCCACAAAGAAGCTCAAGCAAATGGAGTGGATGCCGTGGATGGTTCTGCCTCAAGATGTAGAGCCTCATCAAGTATCAGTTAATATTCCGTTCCAAGAGGTTCTTGCTGGCATTCAGTTTTATCAAAATGATATGTATCGTGGAATTGGTGCATACAATGTTGGTCACACTCAAAATGGCGGCAAACAAAGGACAAAGGGAGAGGCTGAAATGGATGCCGCTGAATCTGCCAAGCTCCAAGGCACTCAGATTCGTCGTTTCAATGATAACCAAACTCGTTGGATCAAGATGCTCTATAAGCGCATGAGCAATACGACCAAGGGTGGCTATGGATACAAATTGAAGCAACGATTTGTTGATTACATGGAAGAAAATGGCGTTCCCAAAGAGGCTTGGAAGTGGGAAAACATTGAAAACATTGAAAGCAATATGCTTTCTGGTTCTGGAAGCCCTTCCTATAAGCTAATGGCGGCTCAACAAACAGTTTCTCTTACTGGAATGACTCCAATTAATGAAGGTCAGGCAAACGCTATTGCAGATGCCATTGCCGCACTCAATGGTCGCCAGAACGTCAATCGTTACGTCAAACAAACAAAAGTTGAAATACCAGATGAGCAAGGAATCATCTCAATGGAGAACATTGGTATGACTGATCCAAAGGGTAACGTAGCAAACTTCCGTGTTTATCCCGATCAAAACCATGTGGAGCATTTCAAGGGTCACTTCCAAGATGCTGGTGCATCAATCCAAGAGGCTCAACAGGCACTTCAAAGTGCAGGAATCAATCAGCAAGCTCCTACTCGCGGTCAACAGGCTCAAGAGGTTCCAGATGAAGCAGTAGAGCTTATTAAAGACATCTACGCTTGTATCATTCGATTCAAGGGGCCTCATCTTACCGCGCATCTTGGATTTATCCAAAAAGATCCTACCAAGAAGGATCTTGCCAATCAGTTCGGTCAACAAATGCAACAACTTCAACGTGCAACCGATGAAATCGGTAGTCAACTTGGTCAAATGCTTAAGGCCAAACAGCAACAAGAGCAACAAGGCGAGGGTGGACAAGGGAATATGTCACCAGAAGACATCAAGCTACAGGCACTTGTTGCAAAAACTGCAATTCAAACAGATACCTTGCAGAAGAAGGAAAGCATTAAACTTGCGGCAATGGCTCAAAAGGCACAGCTACACAATGCAAATGCAATGGAGAAAGTTTCAACTGACCTTGCAACAAAGAGGGCAAAAGCCGCAAATGATATTCAAATTCATCGTGCAAAAGCAGAAAACAGCATCCAAGCTATGCAGGATCAAAATCAGCAACAATTAGATCATGCTGAAAGGCAAAATACTCAAGATATGATCGCACAGCAAAATGCGATAGCTCAACAAGAACAAATAACGTCACAAAACCCTCAGTCTGGTCAACAAAACGGATAAGCAACCACAATCATGGATATAAATGTAACCAACCTTGCCGCCGCAATCATAAATGACAAAAGATATAGCGAATTAAAAACCGCTGTATATGAAGGTCTAGTGAAACATGATCACGCATCTGTAGTTGCAGTATTCCGCGCATTACAGGAATACGCTGAAGACGCTGAAGACAATTCATTTACTTCATCGGATCGTCCAAAGAAAACCCCAATAAGGGCTGGGTCACATGACCTTGATTTTGATCCAGATATGGACGAATCGCTTTCCGCTGAAGAAATTTCACTCCGTAAGTAACAACCACAAAACCAACTAAATACCATGTCCGATCCTACGCCAGAACCAACAAACGCAAATCCCCCAATTTCAAGGGATGCCGATAAAGCCGCAAGGGATAGTGCCGTTAAACAAGCAGATGCATTCTTTAAGACTGACATAAAGGAAGCCCCAAAGGGGAATCCTTCTGATTTGTTCAAGATAATGGCAGAGAAACTAAATCAAGATACAAGTCAGTTTCAAGATAGGATTGATGCGGAGAAAGATACCGCAAAGGTTGCGGAGATTAATCGTGATGAACCAGAGATTAAGGCATCATCAGTTGATGATGAGAAAAAGCCGGGATTTATCAAAAGCCTAAAGCAGACAAATGAAAATCTGTCCAAAGAGACTGCTGAACTTAAACTCAAAGTTGCCGAATATGACAAAGCCAAGCTAGAGATTGAGGAGCTTCGTTCTAAAATTGATGATAGCGAAAGCAAGAAGCAAGTTGAGAAACTTCAGAAGGAACTTGAAAAAGCAATTGCTGATAGGCAAGAGCGTGAAGATTCATTGACTTCTGATTTGGAGAATCTGCGTAAAGCTAATGCATTCCTTAATCTTCCAGCCGATCCTATATTCAAGGAAACTTTTGATGCCCCTATCCTTAATGGATACAATCAAGTCAAGATGCTTATCGGAGAAGATGCATCAAGTATTACTGAATTTGAAAAAGCAATTGCCGCTTACGAAACATCACTACGAACAACAGACGAAAATGAAAGAATGCGCCAGCGCGAGATTTCCAAACAGACTCTTAATAACATCTACGAGAACCTCTCGCCTATGGAACAGGCTAAGTTCAACTCTACAGCTTACGATGTTCTTGGTAAGGTTGAAGCTAGAAATATTGCTTTACAGAACTGGGAAATTACTAAGGCTCAAACCGAGGAAGAAAAGAATCGTCGGGCTAGTGCAACCAAGTCACAAGTAGGAAAACGATGGCAGGATGCATTTGCTGAAAATAAGAAGCTACTTGACGATGCAATTAAGTATCCAGAAGAGATTGCCAAGATCCTTGCTTCCCATCAGTACGACGATGACACAACGGAAGATGAACTAATTGCAGAAGCCGCATTGCGCGACAATAGCAATTATGCTCCAGAACAAATTACGCGAGTTCTTCAGCAGGGAGCTAAGTTCAAAAAGGCAAAGGCTTATTCATTTGCTCTTGAAAAAGAAAATAGTGAGCTTAAAGAAACAATTAAGAAAATGCGTGGATCTTCTACGTCTGAGGGAAACATTGGATCTTCTTCTGCTGGCAAAGCCAACGAGGTTGAGGAGCGTACTCCCGAAGCGTTATTTGCACGATTTAGAAATAAATAATTGACATATTAGATTTCAAGCATAATCTATTATGCATGAAATTGAAATGTGGAGATGCTCGCAAAGAAGATAACAAGATATTCTGGGCTTACGACCGATCCTCAAAGAAGGGGGAAAGGTGGTTAAGCCCAGAACAGTTTTTGCATTACAAGAAAAGGAATGCAGAAACAGCAAAAGATTGTTACAATAGAAATCCTAAATCCTTTAGAGAAAGAAATAGGAATGCTCAATTAAAAAGCAGATTTGGATTAACTCCAAATAAATATGAAGCAATGGTAATTGAGCAAAATGGAGTATGTTTCCTTTGTAAAAATAAATGCACAACAACGCAAAGATTGTGTGTTGATCATTGCCATAAAACAGGAAAGATAAGAAAATTATTGTGCAGAAAATGTAATTCTGGAATTGGTCAACTTGGCGATTCTGTTGATTTATTGAGAAAAGCAATTGAATATATTAAAAAATACAGTTGACGGATTATAGAATTTTCTATAATCGTCACATATCTGGATTAGTTGTTGTTCTAACAGCAATTGATTTCAGCCAAAGCACCGAATCGGATAGCGTCCGATATAAAACTAAAAGCGGGGTGTGAGGTTGACATCAGTTGATTGTAAAAACAATAACACGCGAGGTTGCCAGTCGCTCACAAACCAAAACCGTGTTTTGGAAGGGGCGACCTTTTCATGGCACATAATCATAACCAATAAAAAATAATCATATGGCCCAGAATGGCGTAACATTTAGCTCGTGTCAGGACGTTGACACATTATTCCGAGAAGCAAGGACGTACTATAATCCATTTTTCATTAAAAAAATGGCCATTAACAGTATTTATTATGGTCGTCTTGAGACTGAGACTTGGCCTCTGAATACCCTCCCTACCCAAAAGGCATTCCGCTTTGGTCGTGGATGGTACAACCCAAATCAACCTTGGCAAGAAGTTCAATCTGGTCGTTGCGTCCAAAACGCTGATGACGTTCAGTTTGAGTTCATTGCTCATCCCGGTACTGAGTCGTATAGCTTCAGCCTTTTCACCAAGGCAATGCGTACCGATTGGTATCAGCTTACCGATTTCATGTATCGTCTGTTCCCTCAAGAGGAAATGGATCACATCATGTCCACGAACGTCAACATCACAAAGAACGTGCATGAAGAGTTCTCTCGTTCCAACTGGATCGGTGGAGCAGGTCACAAGTGGATTCCGATCAGCAATGGTCAGTCTCTTGTCTCTTGTGCAACTCCAGATGATCAGATGTTCATCGTTCAGCCTTTTGAGGGTACGAACGAGGGGTCTTTCAACATGGGCTATGTCTATGTGAAAATGGCAGTTTCCCAACTGAACAACATTGGTCTTCTCTCGCTTGATACCCTTGATGACATCCTCATCAACCTTCAGCGTGAAGATGATGCTTATCGTCTTGATGTGAGTGAGGCCGCTGGTCGCCCTCTCCTTGAGATCATCGTTCCAGATGCTCGCGTTCTCCGTCAACTCTGGCAGTATGCCAAGCAGTCTGGTGGATGGTGGGAGAGCGTTAGTGACTTTGATGACAAACAGCTTCAATACTCTCTTGGTATTGATCGCGTCATTGGTAACTATGCCTTCTGCAACGACATCAATGGTGTTCGCTTGAATGTGGATTGGGTTTACAACGCCTCTCTTCCAACTTTCAATGTCAACGATCCAACTACTTGGCCTCGTCTGGTTCGTGTTCTTCCTTATGTTCCTGTTACTACGGAACTTGGTTGCAAATACATCCAAAACCCTGCTTTCAACTATGCCGATTTCGGTATTACGAATCCTTGGGTTAACAAGGCAATGATCAAGTGGATCTCTCCTTCTCAGAGTGGTCTTGGCGAAGCCCAAGGCATGACTCAGAACTACGCTGGAGATTGGGAGTGGAAGAATCCAGATTGGGAGTGCAATATCAAGCGAGATCAAGGTTTCTTCTGGAACCAGTTCCGTATGGGTATGCAGTTCCAAGATCCTACGCTTATGCATTCGATCCTTCACAGGTTGAACAATGCACAGCTTGTGATCCCTGCGGCTTGCCCTCTCACGCCTAATTATGCGCCTCAGTACACTCCAGATTGCTATGCTTGCTCAAGCACGATCTCGGAGCCTATCTAATCGCACAAACGAATAATTCGATGAACCCATCAAATTACGCTCCATCGGATGTCTTGAACGCTCCTGCCCTACTTTATGTGGGGCAGGGGCAACCCCTGACTCCGTATTTTCAATCGGTTGCTAATGGCACTAGCTTTTCAATCCCCACAAGTGCAATCACTTGGTCGATTACGGCTCCTGCTGGAAGCAATGCTACTGTCAATGGTGTGGCTTATACTGGTGTGTTTAGCATCAATGGAAGCGGCCCGTTGTCCAATGCAATTACGGTTGCAACTACTGCTGGAACTGTTCTTGTGAGCTACACGCTTAATAATGTTGTGTATAATACTCCTAGCTACTATTAATAATTAACAAACTCAAAAACTAAATAATATGTCCGTACCTAAACCCACTCCTAATAACCTTACTTTGGTTCGTTTCGGCCCTCTATCGGTCGATTTCACCAAAACTGGTACTTATAACCTTGGAAACATTAACTACGATGAGAATCTTTTCATTCCCACCGCTTCGTTTGTTGTTTATACCAATGCACTTGGAACTAATAGCACTCAAGCCGTTGTTGCAATTGATAATGGAACCACTAGTGAGAATATTGCAACTGGAACTTTAATTGCTACACCAGTTTCTACAAGCCCAAATGCTAGTGGAAATCTGACACAACAAGTTCTTACTGCTCAAGCTGTAAGCGGAAATGGTTATGTTCTTGGCAACATCCCTGTTGCTAATCCTAACCCTGTTGTTGGTGCTAATCCCGGTGGAGCCGCATCAACTCAGAACATTCGTGTCAATGTCACGACTGCCGCAATCCCTGCATTGGCTTCCACCAATCGTGTTACCGCCAATAACATCAGCACCATTACTGTTGCTAGTGTTCCTACTTGGCTTGTTGCTGGTGTTCAAGTCAATGTTTTGAGCGTTGGTAATGTTGCCTACAATGGCGTGGTTACTGTTCTCTCCAAGACTGCCACGACCTTCTCGTACTACAACCCATCCCTCACTACCGAGGCTTCTACGGCTGATACCGCTGGACGCATTGGTGCGATTACTGGCGATGTGTACGTTGTTGGTTTCCTTCAGTAATTAAACAAAGGTGGCTTGGGGGTTCGATCCCCCCAAGCTACCGCTTTATTCTAAACTGCCATGCCTGTTACTCCTCTTACGTTTCCTGCATTTGTTGATACAACTTCAAGCGAACAGCTTTGGCAGATTTACAATGCCATAGCCTCTGGTGGAGGCGGTGGTGGTGGCGTTGTTACAAACAATGGCACATTTGCAGTACAGAATACAGCGGCTACTCCTGCTGGAACTAATTTCATTGGAAGCGTAAATCCAGATTCTACTGGAAGCGGCTCAGTAACAACTAGCACACCATTTGTAGTTACCGTTACCAACTTTGGTACTCTTGGTTTCCAATCTGATGCTGTGG